CCTCGGGCATTCATAATAGTCCGTTGTTGGTGGTCCTCGCGTGCACCCAGCACCTCACCCGATGGGCGAATGCATTGAGGTCGTCCTGGGTCCGGTACCTCGCATTGGGGTGGTGACATGAGAAGGCATCTGGATCAATCAAGTGAACTGCCTTACGCGCAACTCCACCAATCCCGATGATTAGGTCTGGCTGAATATTCTTAATGATCTTCTTGACGTGACTCATGTCAGCATCAACAGCTCCTGACATAGGATTCACGTTATCCCAGTGGATCTGATCAAACATGTCACCGAATGCTTGGGCCAGTCGTCGTCCTGACATTGACTGCCTCATCACCATCCTATGGTATTCTTGATCTTGGGCGTATAGCGATATGTCCAGATCGACTGCCCTCGATGGAGACAGCATGAATGCGACTATTTTCAGGTCACTCACGGATTAGTCCGTTAGCGCGGTATGTCCGCGCTCACGCTTTGGCTTCCACCCGGTTTTACGCATCGTCCCATAGATGTATGCGGCGCGATGCTTACCCTTCAGGTGCTTCTTGTTGGCTTCGGCCTCTAATTGATGCTCAAGTTTCGCTGGCATATTGACATCATACTAAGCATAATAATTCCCGTACACTTGAAAATTCTTTACCCGAGTATCTTATCCCTACACGCGGAGCACAGGCACGCGCACTCTGGGTCGTTGTCGTATAGCATCACGTCCCTCGCGGACATCACTTCTAAGCAGTGCTCACAGATGCACTCGTCATCGCCTGGACGATTCCCGGGGATGTCGGACGTCCTCACCCCGGGAGGCATGTTATAGTCTGATGGTGGGAGGTTGCTCATGACCACACTCCATCGTGGTATTCCTGCTTAAGCGATGACATGTTTCGACGAATGTAGTCAGCAACTTCACTCTTCCTGTCCAATCCATTCGTCCACAACCAATGGAGGTATTGTGCAGGAACATCCTGCATTGGCTCTCCCCTGTGCTTTCCAAATGGCATTGGGCTCAAATCATCTAATACATTCATAGGCATAACGCATCATTACGCAATTCATCTCAGTCATGCGGGAATAATAATTGTGTGTCTTCACTAGTCTTAATTTGTCCCGCAGACATGTCGGATGTGTCCCGAATTCCCACGAACGATGGGATCCTGGGCTTGTCCTTCGCCCCATGTGCCTGATAGCGGTACTTGACGAACTTACCGATGATGAGGGATCGATCTTCCCACCAAATATAGCGCTGGTCGGTCGTGAATCCTGTTCCGATCTTGAATGCCACGTTCGTGTGGATGTCTCGCACCAACAGAGCGCCGACGAGGGGTTGTTCCATCATCATGGCTCGTCGAGTCGATCGTTCCTGGTATCCCAGCTCATTGACCTCGGGCGTGTTCGCGTTGTGCATGAGCGGCTCCACTCCAAGGACCAGGGCCTCGGAATCTTCGAACCGCTTGATGGCCACGAGGTACGGGCGCCTGAATGAGGATCGAGACATCAGATACGGGGAGTCTGGCGGGCGTATCATCACGCCCTCGGCGCCATTGCCTAGGCACCACTCCTCATAGATCATCAACTCACCAATGGAACCTATGAGGACTGGAACAAGCTTATTGCAGAACGGTGGGAGGTCCAACTCCTTGAGATCGTCGATGCGGGACCCGTATGATCTCCTAGTCGCCAGCATCTTATTGTCCTGCGCCTCGAGTATATGCGCGTCGAACACGTGGTACGTGAATGCTGGGGTGCCGTGGATGGACATGATCCCGGAAGTGACCGCCTGGAAGGTGTCTCCGCACGTCAGCTCCCCGTCGAGCCACGGTGGACACTGGGCGACCATCCTGTCCACGTGCATGTTCGGCACTGGGCGCATCGATCGGGTCCGTGGGACGGACAGATACCCGGGCGGGGGAACCTCGTCTAGGGTGGTGATGCACCTGATCCCATCCACCTTGGGCGTGGCAAGGACGGGATACTGTATGCGAGATAGGAACTCGTCCATCGTCATGGACCGAGGGCACTTCAGGGCTAGCATTGGTCGCAGCATAAATTGTTGGGATTGGTGGTGATCAAACCATCAAGTCAAGTGATCAGCTTGACCTATGCAGAGCCCTCATCGGGCGGCATAGTCCCAGATCTCCCTCCGACTAAGGCTGGATGGTCATGGCCCTAGCAGGAAGGAGAGCTGGTGCTATGCCGCTGCCCGACCCCACTCGATCGCGCCGGCCTCGTGCAGGTCCTTCTGGTAATAGGACAGGATGCGCCCGAGCGGCTGTCGCGTGACAACCACCCCATCCATCTTCTGGACGAGCTCCGCTCGCGTGAGTCCCTTGGCGCCCGCCGCCTTCAGGATGTTCACGATGTTCTTCGCCTGCGGTGCGCCCTTCTCCAGGTCTTTCTTGAAGGTGAACCTGTCCTTGGCGGACACCTTGGCCCGTTCAGCTGCTGTTTCTGCGAGTGTCTTTCCAGTGGTCGTTGGTACGCCCTGGGTGGTTTCTGTCTTAGTTTGTTTCGCCATATGTTTTCCTCTCGATCTTGGTTCGTTTGTTTATTGCGCTTTCGCGCGTTACATCACTACTCTAACATGAGAACACACTCTCGTAAACTTGAAAATGTATTCTCCCGATCAATCATGGGTTATGAGGTGGTCCTGCAGGAGCGTGGGTCGGTAGTACTGGAAGATGCGCCACGGGTCCTGCTTCGTGTTGAGTTCCGCCGCGCGTGACTCGATGATCTTGCGGAGCTCTAGTTCTGTCACTGATGGGACAATGACCTCGGTTGGATCAACGCGGAATTTCTCGTATTGCTCCTTACGCGATGCCAGGGTCTCCATGAGGATCCTGAAGCATGCCTTCGCCTGAGGAGTCTTTATGAGGGAGACCTGCTCCTTGTCGTTGCTCCGCGGTCCCGCGAAGTAGCACCGAGTTCCGATCGTATACTTGCGCCCCTGCTCATTCTTCAGCTCCTTCTTGGCCGTGCGATCCTTGGCGATCTGGACAAGCTTCTTCCACAGGAACAGTCTGCCCATGATCAGGTCATCATCGCGGGTGCAAGGCCGGTGGAACACTCGCTCGTGCAGCCTCGCGAACTCATCGTGGTGCCGCTCCATGTAAGTGTCGAACATGTCAAAGCCCACGAACTTATGGGCGATGGCTTCCGTTATGATGGTCACTGACGAACCATCATCGAACTTGAACACGTCACCGTGCTCGTCGATCACGAGGCAGAGGGTGGTTCCCTCCTTGCTCGCATCGAGTCCCGCATAGTGTGCCGGGACTTTCTGCGCTCGTTTCTTCATAGTTTATCTTTTTGTTGTTACCACATCTTCATGACGTGGAGGTCCAGGGTCACTCAGTGACCCTGGAACTCGAAGTCACTAGTCGAGGTCGTCTGCCATCGCGTTCCAGTCCTCATCAGAGAACCCATCAGTGGATGCATTCCACTCCTTCAGGATTTCCTCATTGGGAGCATTAGCATATCCTGAGAATTGATTCCCATTCCATAATGTGTCCCATATGAAGTATCGTGGGTCATCCATGGCGGTATTGAACTCCCACACGAATAAGATTTTTCGCATCTCTGCTATGGTATATTCTCGCCTAGTTGTAGCTTTCATATTAGTATCGTATCATGAGTTACTATTGCTCGTAAACTGCTATTTTACCCGATGTCGTGCTATTCGGAAGTCATGTAATCCATGATGACATCGTAACCAACAGTTCCGTATAGTTCCTTGAATTTTGCTGGTTGTTCTTGTGCCATGTGAAATGCCGCATGGAACGCGAGGGTTGTTGCATATATGTCCTGCTCAGAAGCATGACTTGCAAGCACCTGAACTAGGACACTTAACTGTTTCATTGTTCTACCTTTCAGCTGCAATCACAGGGACATCCAGTGATTGCCCGCAATATGCGGGGAGAATTGGACTGAGTGTTATGTCAATCCAATTTGCCCCGATTATTACTTTCCCATGAGCTGGTTATATTCTGCCTGGATCTGTTCTGCGGATTTCACTACCCTGCTGGACTTGGCACCCGCAATACTCAACCATGGCTGCAGTTCCTTCCTGTAGTATTGGAAGATCAGGAACTTGTCTTGCTTGGTTGTGAGGAACTTACCTGCTTCCAAGTGTTTCCGCAATTCTTCCTCAGTGAACTTGTGCTTCTTAATTGCCTTGATGGCAACTATGAGCTGATTCACTTGTGGAGTTTTGCTCAATGGTTCAGTTCCACTGATTGTGATTTCTCGATTTAGTTTCATATTCTGTGGTTGGAACAATCTTCTTACTGGGAAGATCATTCCACACACAGAACAGATTCCATAATAATCTCAAAGAACTGAATTATGGTAAGAAGAAACTGTGCCAAGTCTAAGTTGTTCTCTATCAACTACTTAACTTTACTCACGTGTATGAAAAGATACAGCAGTTAAACTGTTAAGTATCAAGGGCTTATGAGCAGATCACACACTTAAGTTGTTCTTAGAGAGTGCTGTATCTTCATGATCATGCTGTATAATTTTATACAAACAGGGGTTTTTGATTGATATTTCCCGTAATACACCTTAAGCCCTTGGTATTCAAGGACTTAGAGGTGAGATGTGGTCATGTATCAAAATAATGAATTTTCCTCGTAATACACCTTAAACCCTTGGTATTCAAGGACTTAGAGGTGAGATGTGGTCTATGTATTATCAGAATTGAAAAATTCAATTGTTATCCATTAACTTATCTAATAATGAGTATTAGTAAGACTAAGTTATCAAAACTTGTAAAACTCACTTTTGATAATAACATGACCACATCTCACTCCTAAACCATTGATAGTCAAGTATTTAAGGTGTATTACGGTGGGAAGAACCGAAAAAAATTTGATAATAACATGACCACATCTCATTCATAAACTATTGATAGAGAATGACTTAAGGTGTATTACGGGACAATTAAATGTAACAAAAGCTTGAGCTTTTAGGGTATTCTTTCTTAATACCAAACATTCACATTGGGATGCCTAAAGTGTTGAGTGGTAAGGACTTAGGTCACAAGTGTAAAATAGTTTTACAGTATCTATTACTCTTCATTATTGCCACTATAACCTTTGTTAATTTCCCCGTGTTCAGACATTTCTGTATCGAGAGAAATGGCTATATAGTATTGGACATGGCCATGGGGGCCTTTTCTGTGAGCGCACGGATTGACACCATCCTCCAATCCCTGGCCTCCCACCCAGGCAAGTTGCGATTGAGGAGAGTGCCAAGATTCAGCAAAGTGACAGGTGATTAACTATCCCGTGTACGTGCGCCCACGCGCGCGTCTATAGTCTCGTCGTGCCACGAAAGAAGACACTGAGCGCCGAGGAGATCCAGCAGAAGTGGAGGGTTGAGGAGCTAGGACACCCCTGGCCACTGCCCGAGGGTTATCGTTATGACCCTGTAACTGACAGGGTGCTGGAGGAGGGCCGATCCGTGGGGCGTGCAGCTGGTGGTAGGTCTCCCACGGTCATGTCGACCCGGCGGGAGGACAAGCACTCCCCGACGCCGAGGCAGGACCTGTCCAAGAAGCTGGACGACTTGTTCGCTAGGCACGGCGTGGAGCCCGCGGAGGAGCTGATCATGATGGCCATGGAGCGGGGGGAGGACGGACAGCACCGCCTCAGTGATGAGCAGAGGATCAGGGTGTGGTCGGAGCTGCTGGGGTACCGCATGCCGAAGTTGCGCAGCATGGAGGTCCGGGGCGAGGTGGATCACTCACTCACGGTCATAGTGAGGAAGTTCGGGGAGGACGTGATCATTGAGAGGGACGCCTCCAAGTCCCTGGGCGCGCCGATAGACGTTGAGATCAAGAAGATCGGGGAGGGCGAGTGACGATCGAGCTCCCATACAAGTGGACGCCGAGGACGTACCAGGAGTCCGTCTGGAGGCACATGCAGGGAAACCAGGAGGGATTGCGGGCGGTCTGCGTGTGGCACCGACGGGCGGGGAAGGACCTGACCGCGATGAATCTGTGCGCGTGCAAGGCGCACGAGAGGGTGGGACTGTACTGGCACATGCTTCCCACGTACAAGCAGGGACGGGCGATCGTGTGGAATGGCGTCACGAGGGACGGGAGGAAGTTCCTCTCCCATTTTCCGAGGGAGCTGGTGGCGAGCGAGAACCAGACGGAGATGCGGGTCACGTTCAAGAACGGGAGCATATACCAGGTGGTGGGGACGGACAACATAAATTTGCTGGTCGGGACGAACCCGGTCGGCGTGGTCTTCAGCGAGTACTCCCTGCATGACCCTGGCGCGTGGGACTACATCCGCCCGATACTGGCGGAGAACGGGGGATGGGCGCTGTTCATCTATACGGCCAGGGGGAAGAACCACGGGTGGCACCTCCTGGAGATGGCGCGGAAGAATCGGGCATGGTTCAGCGAGGTGCTGGTGGCGGGCAGCGGGCCGACATCGACGAGGCGTCCAGATGGGTCCCCGGTCGTGACTGACGAGATCATCCAGGCGGAGCGGGACAGCAACATGCCGGAGGAAATGATCCAGCAAGAGTTCTTCTGCTCATTTGAGGCGCCGATGGTTGGGGCATACTATTCGAAGCAGATGAGCGACATGCTCGCGCAGGACAGGATCTGCAGTGTCCCGTGGGAGCCTCGACTCCCGGTGGAGACCGCGTGGGACCTCGGGGTGGATGACGCGACGAGCATCTGGTTCATTCAGCGATACGGGATGGAGTTCAGGGCGATCGACTATTATGAGAATAGTGGGGAGGGACTCGCACACTACGCGAAGGTGCTCAAGGAGAGGCCTTATGCTTATGGGAGGCACCACGCACCGCACGACATCGAGGTGAGGGAGTTCTCGTCTGGGAGATCGCGGATAGAGGCCGGACGATCGATGGGGATCAAGTTCACGACCGTGCAGCGCCACGAGGTCGAGGACGGGATCGAGGCGGTCAGGAACCTGCTGCCGAGCTTCTGGATGGATGCCGGGAAGTGCGAGAGGGCGATCAATGGGCTGAGGGAGTACCGCAAGGAGTGGGACGACGACAGGAAGGTGTTCAGGGCAACCCCGCTGCACAACTGGGCGAGCCATCCCGCGGATGCGATGAGGATCTTCGCGTGGGGATACCGGTCGAGGCCGAAGCATAAGAAGCCTCCCCAGGAGAGGACGGAGGACGGGCACGACTACCTCACTGGGAGGGACGCCCCGGAGGAGGCGATAGCCATGAGGCAGGACCGATGATTTGTCAAATTCATTCCAATAGTGCCCTCGCGATAGCACAGCGGCTCTATGACGAGTATCCGGGACTGTCCAAGACCGGAGAGCTGGGAAGCGACATGGTGCATTTTGGGGAATACGGGTACTTATTCATGAGCGCGGAGACTATCGTGATGGCTGAGGTGTGGCCCGAGGAGCACGCTTGGCACGTCTTCCTGGCGATTGGACGTGACGCGATCAAGACCCTGTTAGTGGTGATGCCATATCCCATGCGGTACGTCACATTCGTGCGGCGCGGGAAACTTAGGAAGTATGAATTGGAGAGAATACTACGAAAGGTGAGACATGAGAAACTTGTGCAGGAATATTGCTGACATGATAGATTGTAGGTTCGGGGGAGGTCCCGCGGCGCCTCCTCCGCCGCCGAAGCCGCCAGCATTGGCGGACGCGTCAGTGGGAGCCACAGCTGCCCAGGCCGCGTGGAATCGACGCCAGGGCATTGGGTCGACGATGCTGACCGGGGGGCTGGGCGTTGGTAATCAGACTTCTAGTAAGAAGTCGCTATTAGGAGGATGACGTGTTTACTGGAACTTCAGGGATAGTTAATCCAGCGATGACGCTGGACTCGGACGGGGCTCGTGGCAGCGGTGTGCCGGACCTCGCGATCTACGTCTTTAACAGGTTCCTCATCGCGAGGAGCAAGAGGGCCACGTGGGATGGGCACCTGCAGGACCTGAAGGAGCTGGTGCGCCCAGACACGCTGGACTTCAACAGGCAGATGGTCCCGGGATACCGGAGGTACGACCTGATCTATGACGGGACGGCGATCGACGCGAATGAGGAGCTGGCGTCGGGACTGCACTCGTACCTGACGAGTCCCATCGAGAGGTGGTTCGAGCTGGGGATCGAGGGGACCAACGAGTGGATGGACGATGACGAGTCGCTCCTGTGGCTGGAGCACGTGAGTGACTTGATCTACACGACGTACGCGGACCCGCGGTCGAGGATGAATCCCACGTACCACGAGGGGTATCTGGACCTTGGGGCTTTCGGATCATTGGTGATCTCGCAGGAGTGGAGCGACGAACTTGGGGGACACGTGATCTTCAAGTCGTTCCCCTTGGCGGATTGCTACTACTTGGAGAATAAGGACGGGGTAGTGGATACGATCTTTAGGTACTTCACGTGGACCGGGAGGCAGATCCTCCAGGAGTTCGGACGTGACGTGGCGCCGAAGCTGATGAAGATCATCGAGGCACCGTCCGGGATCGACAAGGAGTTCAGGGTCGTTCATGCGGTCTATCCGAGGGAGGACAGGGACGTGTCGATGCTGGACTCCAAGAACAAGAGGTTCGCGTCCGTGTACGTGGCGGAGACGACCAGGGAGCTGCTACTCGAGGAGGGGTACGACCAGTTCTGCTACCACGTGTCCAGGTGGCTGAAGATCGCCGGGGAGGTCTATGGCCGTGGACCCGCGATGAAGTGCCTGCCCGACATCAAGTCCCTGAATCAGATGGAGAAGGTCATATTGAAGGCCGCGCAGAAGGCGATAGATCCTCCCCTGATGGTCCCTGATGACGGGTACCTCCTCCCGATCAAGACGGCGCCTGGGTCACTCATCTTCAAGGAGCCGAGCGCTGAGAAGATTGAGGCGCTCGAGTTCAAGGGGAACATACAGCTCAGCATCGAGTATCCCAACCAGAAGAGGGACTACATCAGGAGGTGCTTCTATTCCGAGTGGCTCAAGATGCAGAAGGAGAACAAGGAGATGACGGCATACGAGGTCGCGGACCGACGAGACGAGAAGCTGCGACTGCTTGCCCCGATGTTGGCGCGTCAGCAGACTGAGCTACTCGGTCCCACC